CTAAACCATTACAATGATTACTGTTTTTAACCATTTCATAACCATATTGGCTTGTCTTATAGCGTATCTCCACTACTATTATTGTGAGGTTTAGCAAACGTTATGAGCAAGCCATACTTTTTTTTAATCTATGAAGAAATCATATTGGTTTGAGCATGATTACAATGCTTCAAACGATGCCAAGATTTTATTTTTAAGACAGCAACTTGGAATGGAAGGTTATGGCATTTACTGGTTTATTGTGGAACAACTTGTGCAAGCCGGGGGAAGATTGCCACTAAAAGTAATTCCGGTTTTATCCATGCAAACACAAACGCAAGAATCGAAGGTTAGGGCTGTAATTGAGGGTTATGATTTATTTGGGATAGACGAAGAACACTTTTTTAGCTTCAGGTTAAACTCACATATTGAAGCGAGAAAATACTATTCAGAAATGGGTAAAAAAGGCGTAGAAATAAGGGAGGCACGAAGGGGGGCATCAAGGGGGACTTTAAGCGGGGTATCAAGGGACTCTTTATCTAAGACAGACAGACAGACAAACAAACAAATACTTGGGGGATATTTTTTGCCTGATGAAAAAGTTGTTGTTTTTGAAGACGATAGTAGGAAAGAACTGACAGACAGTGACTTAGAACTTATTAAACTTGGTAAGCTAAAGCCTAATCAATTCATAAAATAAACTAAATCAATGTATTATAACGAACTTTATAATTTAGGGATAAGACTTCGCAGAAGGTCTGGTCAAGAAAAAACCGCTTGCCCACAATGTTCGGAAAGCCGGAGGAACAAAAAAGACCCATGCCTGTCGGTGAATATAACCGAAGGGACTTACAACTGTCACCACTGTGGTTGGAAGGGGAATGTAAAAGCGTTTGGGCGAAAAGAAAACCGGAAGGAGTTTTCAAAGCCAAGCCCTGATATGCTAAAAAACGCTGAACTGAACGAAAAAATAATTAGCTACTGCAAGGGTCGGGGGTTAAGTGAAGAAACTTTAAAAAAGTTTTTCATTCATGGCAAGTCGGAGTATATGCCCCAAACCCAAAAAAACGAAAGTTGCATTGTGTTCCCTTACCTACGAGGGGGTGAAGTGGTGAACGCTAAGTACCGGGATGCTAAAAAGAATTTCAGGTTGGTTAAAGACGCTGAATTGATTTTTTTTGGGATGCACACCCTTCAAGGGAAGCGTTGTGCTATCATCACCGAAGGGGAGTTTGATTGCATGGCAGTGTATGAAGCAGGGTTTGGTCAAGATTATGAGCCGGAAGCAAACCAAGACGGGGAAGTTGTGGAACACGAATTAGGAAGGTGGGCTGTTTTGTCCGTACCAAACGGAGCAAGCAGGGGTAGTCAGCAGCTTGAATATCTTGACAACTGTTCGGATTGGTTGGTGGGGATTGACGAGTTTATCATCGCAACCGACAACGATATTCCCGGAAACGAATTAAAAAAAGAATTAATACGAAGATTAGGGGCTGAAAAGTGCAGGGTGATTGACTGGACTTTACTAAAATCAAACGTAAGCCCATTTTTAGGCGATTCTAAGCCATGTAAAGATTTAAACGAGGTTTTGGTCGTTTTTGGAAAAGAGGCCGTTAAAACGCTTTTAAATGCGTCTAATGCGATTCCGATAGATGGGATTTATTCGGTTGACGATATTTTTGACCAAATGATTACCAATTTTAGGGCGGGGGTTCAGCTTGCCCCAACCACCCGTTTTACAAAAATGGATGAATATTTTAGGTGGAAAAAGGGTGATATAAACCTATTTATAGGGTATGCGAATTGGGGTAAGACACTTTTTGCGTTACAAATAATGCTTACAAAGTCTATTTGGGATGGTTGGAAATGGGCTATTTTTTGCCCCGAAAACTACCCCGCAAATGACTTTTATGATGACATAGTAGAAATGTATGTAGGGAAGTGGTTAAACCAAATGACAGAAGAAGAATATACCAATGCTTGCAGGTTTATTAATGAACATATTTTCTATGTTTATCCCGATGATGACCATGATATAAATTCCATACACGAAAAGTTTAAATACTTAATTCTTAAAAAGGGTGTGGATGGGGTAATGATAGACCCCTTTAATCAGCTTGATAAAAACCAAAAAGCGTATGAAAGAGATGACCAATATTTAAGTTCTGTATTAAAGGATATAAAAAGGTTTGCATTGGTTAATCATATTTCTTACAACATTGTAACACACCCTAAAAATCCTTCTTATCAAGACGGAAGACAGTTACCTCTTTGTAAGGTTTATGATATTGCCGGGGGCGCAATGTGGGCTAATAAATGTGACCAAGTTATATCTTATCACAGACCAAGATTCCATGAAGACCCTAATAGTAAAGAGGTAGAAATTCATATATTAAAATTAAAAAGAAAAAGAACAGGTGGTCAGTTGGGAAGTTTTGAATTATATCTTAATTGGCAGCAGAAAAGATTTGTTGACCCTGTGAGTGGTGAATCGTCTTGCGACCCAATGTATGCAGCAAGAGAATTGAAAAGAAAACAAAATGATTACACCCAACCAAAAATAAATATGGAAGAAAATTTGGATAGTTCGGGTACTAATAATAATTTTGAGCAACGCAATTATTTCCTACCCTATAAGGACGATTCTGGTTCTGAAATTGGTTTTTAATTTATGACCCCAATAGTTAGAAATATACAAAACAACGATGCTTATAAGTATTTAGGGGGCAACAGGTATAAAAACATACGAACACAAAAAGAAGGTGAAGTAAGTGAAGAAACAGCCCAAAAGATATTCAAGGTAAACATAGAACTAACTGCTATGGTAAATGAAAACCCTTTGGTGGAAAATTTGATTGAAGCCTTAAATTTAAAAATTGATAAATGATATGCCAAAACTAATATCAAAAGAAATAAAGCGATTGATAATAAATGCAGCAAAGGAGCAATCACAAACAAGGGTAGCTGAAATATTTAACGTATCAAGAGTATATGTGAATAGGATTGTAAATAATAAACCACTTACAAGAACAAGACCATCTAAAAATATATGCCCTATTACGGGAGTAAGGTTATGACAGAACAGCTACCATATTTTGAACGGATGAAGTTGATTAAATTAGGGCTACTGCCCAAAGAGTCTGTTGCTAAGAAAAAGCAACCTATAAAAAAAGTAAGTGATAAAAAGAAAGCTGAATTAGATGCCGAAAAAAAAGAAAGGGGTGGTGAAGAAACGGATTTAACTAAATGGTATCGCAAGTGTGTTAAGATGATGAGTGGGTATTGTGCTGAAACGGGGTTAAAAACTGAAACAAAAATATTCCAATATGCAGTAATGAGTATTGCCCACCTGATACCAAAGTCAAAAGCCAAATCAGTAGCCATACACCCCTGTAATTGGATTGAGTTAAATGTGGACTTCCATCATAAGTTTGATGCAATGAGTTGGGAGGAAAGAGAGAAATTAGGGTGTTGGCCTCTTATACACGACAGATTGGTTATGTTGTATCCAGATTTGTCAGAAGAAGATAAAAGACACTTCCCCGAAAGTGTATTAAAATACATTGAAAACAATGAACCTTTTAAATATTAAAATATGAAAAAAACAATCCTTGCACTTTTTGTAATAGCGTCTTTTGCTTTCGGTTATCAATATGGGAAACCCCTGACCGTAACTGCAACAGAAGAACAGTGGGCTTACCACTTTAAAAACTTTGCCCAAATAAAAGAGATAGTGAACCAAAGTAATCTCCCCCACCAACAGGTAGTTTTTGTTTTAAACTCTTTGGATAGTTTGCAAAACTTTTCCTACCCACAATTACTAAAACAATTACTTGATACTACTAAAGTTAAAAAATAATGGCAAAAAGGTATATGGGTAGTAGGTACATAGTGTATAGAGACGGTAGGGTTTATTCGGAATGGGGCAATAAATTTTTAACACCATTTTTAAGGGGTAAAAAGCCTTATTTGTGTTATAATTTAACAATAAATAATAAGGTTAGAAGTATTCCAATTCACAGAATTGTTGCCGAAACATATATATTAAACCCTAAAAACTACCCAGTAGTTAGACATTTGAATGATATTATTGCAGACAATAGGGTTGAAAATTTATCTTGGGGTACGCAAGCAGATAATCTTTTAGACGCAAAAAGAAACGGTAGATTAGTTGGTAGGAGGGTTATAAGCGGGGAAAAGCATTGTTGTGCTAAATTAAAAACAAAACAGGTTTTAAAAATTAAAAAGTTGTTAGAAACTAAAATTTCTATAAAAAAAATTGCACAAAAATATAATGTGCATGCGGCAACAATATCAGATATTAAACATGGTAGGTCGTGGAAAAATGTATGAAAATGAAAAATTATAATGAACAAAAGATATTCAGCGAATTGGGAAAACTAACCCCCAATGAACTTTACATTGCTTTCCAAAAGATAAAAGAATTTGTCCATAAATCATTGGAAGAAGAACGAAAAATAGTGGAAGAAAAAGCGAACGAATTGCAGTCTAAAATTGATGGGCTAAATGGCAGCTATTAATAAAACACATTTATCCGGGTATGCGTTAGATAAGTTTGGGTGGGCTAAAAAAGGGTTTACTTGGATAAAAAATAAACACACTGTAACCTATGACGGTACAAATTGGCTGCTCAATGGTTTCCCGATAAAATATATTGAAGATTTACCATAAAAAGTTTTTGTAGTTCAAAACTAATAATTACTTTTGCCCAACCCTTCTATAAAAAGATGCACCAACATTCCTTTGTAAAATCAGATAAAGACGGATATGAAGTATGTACCGACTGCGGGACATATCACAGCACTTCTCCCCTTCCCCCTAAAACACTTTATGAAGATATGCCCTATTGGGGTGATGGCACAGGTCGTTCTACATTAGAACAACAGGTGTCAAATATGACTTGTATAGATGAGTGTGGTATCAGTAAAATTGATAGGGTGATGCAGTTTGTACCCAAAAGAGGTAAAAATGTATTAGAGATAGCTTGTGTCCCCGGAGAGTTATTAAATCGTTTATTGGACAGGAATTTTCAGGTATTTGGGATAGAGCCAAGCGGAAGGTATATAGACTTTATATGCAAGCAAGCCCCCGGTGCATATATTATTCAGGGGTATTTCCCGGAAGTAACCAAAACAAATAAAGGTGATGCTTTTGATTGTATAATTGGGCTGGATTTAATGGAACACATTGAAGACTATGAGAGCTTTTTTAATGAAGTGCATAGGTTGTTGATAACGGGGGGCGTTTGTATTTTAATGAGTCCTATTATTTATGAAGATGGGTTTGTTAGAAGCAGAGATTTTATACCGCAGGAACATATCTGGATTTTCACTAAACAGTTTTTAAATCCTTATTTAGAAAACAAATTCAGTAAAGTTGAATTTAGAAGATGGGTAATAGGCCATGAAATAATTATTATTACAAAATGATTTATAGTTTTGATAAACACCAAAGATTAGATGGGTCTGCCGTAAGAATAGCCCAACAGATAGATAGCTGTGGGCTTCCGATATTTCCCGTAACAAGGGTTGAAGGCTTTGAGTTTAACGATGCTTTATTAGGGGTTAAAGATTGGGTAATGATGGATTATTCTGAATTACATTGGGACACCGAAAATACAGAAACACATTTATTCGGGGTTAATACCGAAAAATTTAATCATATATTCAGGGGCGAAGAATGGGTTAAGTTTGATAATTGGGTGAAAGATAATCCCCCAAAACTATATCTAAAAAGAGAACTATTAAAACAAGATGTTTCAGATAGTATTATACCTGTGGACTACCCAGCTTGGCACAATCCGTACCCTATTGAAGATAAAGAACGTTTTAATCAAAGACCTATAAGCTGCTTTTTTTATTGGGGGAGAAGTAGTGAATATAGGGTTAAATTTCATGCTGACGTTTGGACTAAATCAAACGCTGCTGTTTGTGATAATCTTTTTTACCTGCAACTGTTTTTACAGGAAGAAAACCACCCCAAAAAATTTGTTACAGTAAATGTTCCACACTATGCAAGGCAACCAATAGAAAATATTTTAAAGGTTAATGGGTTGTCAAAATTATCGGTTTCAATGCGTGGTAGCGGGAGAAAATGTTTCCGTCATGCCGAATCCCCCACAAATTCAGTAATGATTACAGAAGAAAATAATCTTGCTTGGCAGTTTGATTGGGTTGACGGAATTAATTGCGTAAAATTTAATGAGTGGAACATATTTCATGTTATTGAAGCTGCATTAAGTAATCCCAACCTGTATGATATTTATGCAGAAGGTGTTAATACCGCCAATAAATATCACCACACCAAATACTTTTATCATATAAATAAAATAATAAAAGATAAGCTGTGAGGATAGCCCTGCAAACCATATATACCCAATCATGGAAGTATATAGCAGACATAGTACTTCGTAACTTTTGGGAGTATGCAGATAGGCATGGGTATCGGTTTGTGGTAAAAGAATTGGATAACATAGAACCGCTTGACTTAGGGTATAAAAAGATAGAAGAAATACAACACCTATTCAAAGAGAAAATATGCGATATTGTTTTTCAGGTGGATTTGGACGCTGTATTTACCAACAAAAACATACCTATCGAAAGATTTATTGATGAATACCATGATGCTTTTATAACTAATACTGTCAACGGAATTAATTGTGGTTCTTTTGTAATTAAAGATACAGGGTGGTCGTATGATTTTTTAAATTGGATAATGAAGCAAAAGGGTAAAGAAGGAATGTATTGTGAGCAAGATGCGTGGATGGCTTATATGAAAGAATACCCCAAAAGCCCGATAAAAATAGTAGGACACCCAAGTTTTAATTCGTTTGATTATAGCCTATATCCCGAACACTCCCATATAACAAAAAGAGAAGATGGGAATTGGCATGAGGGAGATTTATTATTACATCTTCCAGGGATAAGCATGGAACAAAGAGAGAAAATATTAAAAGAAAAAATATGGAATACCAAGTAGTAACGGTAGCAAATAGAATCCCTATGGAATCGTATTATACATTCCATGAGCATTTCCGTTCATTAGGTAATACCGAATCATTGGTATTGGGTACTAATCCCGGAGAATATGGCGGGTTGGGCAGCAAGCCAAGACTTATACATCAGGCTATAAAAGAAGGGGGAATACCCACAAAATATATCATCTTTTGCGATTGCTTTGATTTGGTTTTCGCTTCCAGTATAGACGAATTGTTTGAAACATTCCTTGCTTTCAACTCTCCCTTTGTAATAAGTGCAGAAAGAAATTGCTTCCCCGATACTTATAAAAAAGAGTATGATAAATTAAACCCCAATGGTAGTTCCTATCAATACCTTAATTCAGGAATGATAGTAGCTGAAACAGAAGCCCTTTACGCTGTATTAGAACACATGGACGCAGCTAATATCCCCAATGATTATTGGGATGGTGAAAAAATGGTAAACCCCAACGACCAAGAGTATTATCAAAAAGTATTCTTAGAACAACCCGTAAAAATGACGTTGGACTATGACCAAATATTATGCAACACCTTGCACGATGTAATTATTGATGATTTGGACTTTTCAAAAGAAAGAATAAGGAATTGGGAAACTAAAACATATCCTTGTAGCTTTCACCTAAATGGCGGGAGTAAGACCGGGGGGCTAAGAGAGCCTATTTTAAAGCACCTTAAATTAATGTAACATGAGCAACATTAAATACGGCTTAATATCGGAAACGGACGGATTAACATTGCAGAAAACAATAGATTTATTATCTAAAGAATTGGATGATGGGTTTATTAATGTAACGGAAGTAGGTGTGTATGGAGGGGATACGGGAAAGGGATTAGCCGATTACATAAAGTCAAAGGGTATCATCCCAAACATGATAGGGATAGATAACAAAAGAGACAATGAACCATTAAGATTTGAGTACAATAAATTAATAATCGGGAACAGTAATGAAGTTTACAACCAAATACCAAACAATTCCCAACACCTTATATTGATTGACGGATGCCACACATTCCCAGCGGTTATAGCAGATTTTTTTTGTTACAGTGCCAAAGTAAAACCCGGAGGATATATTGCGTTCCATGATACAGGTAGCCACATAAACCCTTTACACGGATGGCAAGGAGTAGGAGATAAAAATGACCCAGATTTTTGTTTGGGTGGGGTAAGAAAGGCGTTAAATATGTTAGACTTGTTGTATGAAAACGACTATTCAATATTTGGAATGCATTCTGATACAAGCGGTGGGTGGAAATTAATCTTTGACGAAGCAGATTCAAATGACCTTGCTGGTGGATTTACAGTATTCAAAAAATTGTATTAATATATGCCAGACATTTCGGTTGTAATTAATTGCGATACCCGCCCAGAAAGAAGTAATGAAAATGGGCTATCTAAAGGAGTGGTAAGCCGTGACTTCTTGACGGACGGGGTCTTTAATAAAATTAAGTTCTTTTCTGGGTTTGATATAGAGGTTGTATTGTTTATTGATAAGATTGAAGAAATACCGCAACAGACATTAGAATACATATATAGTTTATGCGATGTGGTTGTCGTGAGAAAACATACGAATGAGCCTCTATTCAACGATATGAATTATATTTCAGCAATGGGGTTGGCAAGAGGGAAATACATAGCCAAGTTCGACCAAGATACAGCTTGTTTTACTTCATCAAAAGAACCAATAGAAAAAATGATGGAGTGGCTTGAAACTTATGATTACGTTTCCTACCCCTCATGGTGGAGTCCAAACCCGGTTTCAGATGAATCATTTGACCATTGGTGGAGTTCTACAAGATTTTTCATGTGTAAAAGGGAAACAATAGATTTTACCGAATTGAGATGGATGATGGAAGATTATGACAGGTGTTATAAAAAATATCCTGCTAATAGAAAATGTTTTTGGACGGAACATTGGCTTGGTATGCTTGCTAAGTATAAAGGTAAAGGAGTATTTTACCCCCCTATAAATATTGAAAATTATACGATATTTTCTTGGGGAAGTTATGAGCAATATACATTAAGACGATTAAACGAATTTCCCTATTCAGAGATAGTAAACTTTATTAAATCAAAAGGTGGTATTCAATATCCAGTAGATATTTTTTGTTAATATATTTTGTATGGCAATTAAAAAAGACTACCCAATAGAGAAATTATTACCCGGCAAGTCCCCATCAATTGACTTCTGGAATACCTTTCGGGACACATCGGGCGCATTGTCTTGTGCAGAGGCTTTGGCTATTATGAATGTAGCAGCGCAAGCCCCGGAAGGATTGTATCTTGAATTGGGAACACACAAAGGTAAAAGCTGTTTAGCTGCTTGTGTGGGTTTAAAACCGGGTACATTCTATTTGGTTGACCCTATATTTGAAGATAATGAAGTTTGTAAGGAATTGGCAGAAACATTTTTTGCTTGGCCGTCAACTAATATTGAAAAGATATTAGAGGCTGATATGTCTTTAAATGTCATACCTAAGTTTGAAGCCAACTCATTATCGTATGTTATGGTTGATAGTGGGAGTCATGGGGATGGGCTACCAATGCAAGAAGCAAAATTATTAGAAGATAGAATGGTGCAGGGCGGCATTATCGGGTGGCATGATTGGAACTCCCAATTTGTAGAAGTGATGGAAGCTACCAACTATCTTGTGGGTACGGGAAAGTATGAATACATAGATATTGATTGGAGAGAGATAGTTGACTTTTGTGAAGTTAATCATTTGGAAGATGGGACTAATAAAACATGGCATCATACAGAATTAAAACACCCGCAATTTTTTGCAGCATTAAGAAAAAAATAATGAGAAAGAAATCCGCTAAAAAGTTACGCAAGTTGGCTGCGTTATTAACCCAACAAACTCCTGAAAAAACAAGGGAGGTATATCAAAAGTTAAAAACTGTCCATAAGGAAAATAAAAAAGAAATATGAGTACCAACCTTCAACCAAGATTTACCAACGAACTTGCACAACAGCCCCCCGTTGAAAACTTTACAAGGGTAAAGCACTTTGCTAATATAGGGGATGCTATTGCGGTTATGGCAGCATTAAAAAGGTATTACGAGGTAACTGGTAGAAAGATAATATTTGCCCAACAAATAGGTCAGCTTGCTCAATATTATGCAGGGGCGGTACACCCCACAACAAATGAACAAGGGCAAAATGTGTGTGTCAACCAATCTATGTTTGATATGCTCAAACCCCTGATAGAATCACAAGAGTATATACATAAGATGGAAGCCTATGAGGGGCAGCATATAGACCTTGACTTTGATGTTATACGGGGGAAAACCTTTGTAAATATGCCCAATGGAATGATACAGGCATGGATAATGTATGCTTTCCCCGATTTAGGTTGTGATTTAAGTAAATCATGGATAACTATTGATGGGGATTGCCCAGAAAATATAAAAGAACAAGTAAGGTGTAAAATTATTGTCAATTTCACAGAAAGATATAGAAATGCTGTGATGGATTACTTCTTCTTAAAAAACTATGCACCGGATTTGATATTTGCAGGAACAGAAAGAGAACATTGGTTGTTTTGTCAAAATTGGCACTTGGACATCCCCAGGTTAAAAGTAAATGATTTTTTAGAATATGCCCATGCTATAAAAAATAGCCGCTTCTTATTAGGCAATCAATCCTTTGGGTGGAACTTAGCGGAGGCAATGAAAACCCCAAGAGTGCTTGAAGTGTGTCAGTTTGCCCCCAACTGTATGCCGTTTGTTGGGGAGAATAGCTATGGGTATTTTCATCAAGTGGGCTTGGAGTATTATTTCAGAACATTGTATAATAAAACAATAGGTAAATAAAAAAGCCCCGATAAAGGGGCTTTAAGAAGTTCATTGAATAGGTAATTAACCTGCCAATGTAGCCAATGTAGCTGTTAAGCTGTCGGTTACATACTGTTGGCCGTGAACGTTGAGACCACTTGGTTCAACACGGATTACAGAGTAAACGTAAGCACCGCCTCCCATATTAAAACCATTAGGGAGAGGCCAAAAAGTAACCCCTGTTGTGGGAAAACTTGCTACACCTGCATAGTTGAATTTGGTTGCCAAGCTAAAAGCTGACGCACCATCGCCATCTGTGAAGGGTGGATTTCCGTTGATTGCACCATAGATACGGGCTGAAAAATGTGCTGCTGCTGCCATTTGATAAAAGTTTAAATAAGTACGAAAAAAAGTATGTCAAGAGCAAATATAACTAATTTTTAGTAAATTTGACGTTAATGCCTGATAAGCAATCCCAAATAGACCCCCAAAACCTTGCTGATTATTTAGGGGTGGATATTTTATTTGAGATAGACGGGAGTGTTAACGAGGGGGAGTTGTTTAAATTGAATAGTGGGTATGCCTATATAATGGGCAAAAACGTCTTATATGAAGTACCCATTTGTGGGGGTGCAAAATACTTTATTGCAAAAAAATAATATGGCAAAACATTTTATTATTAGCCCTGAAAGGGAAACTGTAAACAGTCAAATATTATTACAGACACAAATAGAAGAAGCCCAAATACACAAAGACGTTCAAACCCAACGGGAACAGGCAAATAAAGAAAGACTTACCCGTAAAGAAGGGCTGTACCATGTAGAAGGAAGGGTAGTTATTAAGATTGATGTAGAGGGCAAAAATAGCCATAGATTTGACAACGGAGTGGTAATACGAAGGGAAAGGCAGTACAATGAGTTTAATAGAAGAATAACCGAACCTGTAAATGCTGTGGTAGTATCGGCAGAATATATACCCGCCGGATCTGAAATACTAATAGGCCACAACTCCCTGCACGATACCAATAAATTATTCAACTACGATAACCTTTCCGGTGCTGCCGAAGCAACCGATGTAAGGTACTACTCCCTGCCCGAAGAAGATTGTTTTGCATGGAGAGGTAAAGATGGGCTTATGAAGCCGTTAAAGAACTTTGAGTTTGGGTTAAGAATATTTGAGCCGTATAAGGGTGTGATGATAGGAGTACCCCCAACAGTTTTAAAAGATAAGCTATTTGTAACAACAGGCAAACTTTCAGGGAAGGTAGTAGGGACATTGAAAAGTGCTGATTATGAGATAGTTTATCAGGGGTTGAATGGCAAGGAAGAAAGGCTTATCCGGTTCAGGCACTCACCCGATTCTGATTTTGAAAAAGAAGAAGTAGCCTATATTGACCACAACCTTACCAAGCAAGTAAAAAATGGTGAATTATTAGTGGGGCTATCCGTTTCTGATGCTAAAAAATTGAACGATGACTGACGCTGAAAAAATAAAAGAGTTGGAACATGAGTTAGCTATGTATAAATTAAACGGGGCTATCGGGCTTTATTATCAGCTTAACAAGTTTGTAAACGATACCGTTGAGTATATGAGGATGACGGGGGTTAAAACACTATTATCTGGTGGTAAAGATGATGACCCCAAAAGGTTTGAACGGGTTATGGCATTAATAAAAAATGCAAAAGAACATATCGTAGATATGGAGGATATTAAAATAAAGTTAGGATTAACCGGAGATGAAGAAAAAGATAAGCTGCGTAAACCATTTATTGACAGGATAGCCGATAAAAGAGATTGATGCCTCAATACGAAGAAATATACGGCAAGAAAATAAAAATCCCCGACCCTGTTTCACATGAAACTGTTTTAAATTGGGATAAACCCAAAGAAGAACAAATATGGGTGCGGGAAGAACTGCCTTCTTTTTTCGACAAAATACAATACAGTAAAAGCGGGGATTTGATACTTACCCCGATACAAGAAGAATATGCCGACAAAGAAGTTGAAAAGTGTAAAAAAGGTATCCACATCTATATACACGGGGCTATAAGGTATATAACCAAAAAGTATTATTTCTATTTACAATATTGGGTTCTTGAAGATGGTAGCAGACCCGAATACAGGGATTGTGATAGAAGGTATTTTACCTACCTTGAATATTGGGAAAATGTGCTTTGGTGTCTTGGAGTAATCAGGGGTAAAAAGAGAAGGGAGGGTGCTTCATCCCAAGCTACAAGTAACCTTGTATATGAAGCAGTTTTTTACAAAAATTCAAACTGCGGTTTAATATCCAAATCAAGGGATGATAGTAAGGATACCTTTACGGACATGGTTACGTTTGGGTACAGGCACTTGCCGCCATTCTTAAAACCTAAACAGGTAAACAAGGATGACAGCGTAACCCAACTTGAATTTGCCCAAAAGTCATCAACGGTAAGTGAAGGTACAGTTTCCGGTAAAAAAGAAGATGAGGGGCATAGGTCAAAGATTAACTATCGTGCGCCTGTATTGAACGCTTATGATAGGGGTAGGATGAGTCGTTTGCTTTTGGATGAATTTGGAAAGCTACCCGTTGAAGTTGCGGCCAATCAATTATTCGGTATCATATCTAAAACGCTTGTAAAGGGTGTTAAGCGGGTTGGTTTTGTGGAAATGCCATCAACGGTAAACAAACTAACAAAGGGTGGGGTAGGTTTTAAAACGCTTTGGGAGAACGCTGACCTTGCTAAAAAGACCCCAACGATTAACAGGCTGGTAAGATATTTCTGCCCCGCACATGACGGGTATGAGGGTTTTATTGACAGGTACGGGAATAGTGTAATAGATGCCCCCACCGAAAAACAATACCAATACCTTGTAAACAAGTGGGTAAGAAAAGACGAAGAAGGGAATACCATAAGTGAACTTACCGAAGAAGATATAAGGTTAGGGGCTAAATCCTATATAGCTAAAAGAAGGGTAGGGATGACGGGGGATGACCTTGAAGAAGAAATAAGGATGAACCCCGAAAATGAAGTGGAGTTATTCATGTCGGCAAACGCTGATTGTATTTTCAATACTATCAACTTAGAAAATCAAATAGAATACCTAAAAAGCAACCCCGTTTATAAAAGACGTATTATTTATTACAGGGATATAGACCAATCGGTTAAGTGGAGAGATGCCCCCGAAGGCAGTAGCACCCTTTGTTGGGAATGGGTTGGAAGCCTTGACAAGCCCGAAAAGGCAACCCACCATGACTTAGGAACAGTAAGGCCATCAAGGGCTGATACGGGTGTTATAGGGGTGGATGGTATCTCAAATGAGCAAGGGGGAAAGCGGTATGGTTCAAAAGCAGCCGCATGGGTTTTTCTTAAATACGATTTGCGTGACCCTGAAAATACAGGACTATTTACAGGGCATTTATACGGCAGACCATTAGAAAAGGATGATTTACATGAACAGGTCATGCTTTGTTCTGAATATCATGGATTTCCCGTTTATTGGGAATTTGTGGCCGACACATATTATGATTACTTTAAAAAGAGAGGTAGGCTTGGGTTATTGGCTAAGTTCCCACTTAATGCCATCGTACCTGAAAAAAGGAATAAAGACAAGGTGGAAAGGCACTACGGTTTTCCTACAACTGATTTTGCTATTACAAAAGGTAATGATGCTATGATAACCTTTGTAGAGCATTATTGCCATAAAATATATTGGGTAGAACTGTGTGAAGACTTAAAGCTATATGACCCAAACAAACGTACTCCTTCAGACCGTTCTGTTAGTGCTATGATTGCTTTGGTTGGTGGGTTAGAACCTGTGAGAAAGCCGCCACCAAAGAAAGTGCCGTTGGTTCAGGTGTTCCCGAAAGGGCAGCAAAAGAAAACAGATGATTGGTCAATGACCGCCTAATGTTGGCGAATTGAATATGCAAAATAATTCGTACTTTTGTTTGACGTATATCCCTATGTAAATAAATATGGCAGATAATCCAATCCCATCTGAAATACCTACGGGGTCAGGCGAAAGCCTGAAATCGTTTCAGCTAACTACTGATACAAAAAATAAATCCTCAAAGGAATTTGGGCTTTCTATTGCTAAATATATATGGCAGACTGCTAATACGGGAGTAGGGGGATATTATTACAATCGTGATGCCCGGTACAGAAAAAATAGGAACTATGCTAACGGAAGGATTGACGTACAAGCTATGTTCCAAGACCGTTTTCAATTCAACGGCAAAGACAACTACATAAATCTTAATTGGAACGCACTTCAGATAACCAACAGGATTGTATCAGGGTTGGTGGGAAGGTGGATGCAGCGTAACGAAAAGATACAGGTTACAGCCATTGACACCCTTTCCACAAAAGAAAAAGAAGAAGAATATAAAAATATTGAGTTCATCCTTTATAATAAGGAGATGCTCGAACAGCTACAAGCTGAAAGCGGGGTGCAGGTGATACCCCAAGACCAATTTATTCCCGCAGATAAAGAAGAACTAAACCTGTGGCAAGCACAATTCCAAAGGCTACCCGAAGAAATATTGTATGAGATGGGGGCTAACGATGTGTTGTCCTCAAACGGTTGGTTTGATGTGCTAAAAGAAAAAATGCTGCATGATGCCGCAGAAGTTTTATTTGTGGGTACTTATACCTACATGGATGAAAGCGGGGTTATTCATGTGGAATGGGTTAAGCCGGAAGATGCCATCTATTCTTATTCAGAATTTCCAGATTTTAGAGATACTACTTGGCGTGGGAAAGCCCCCTCAATGAAGATAAGTGAACTTCGTAAGAGGTACGGGAAAGAATTTAATCCCAAAAACCCGCTTGCTTTAAGCGAAGAAAAATTATGGGAGATAGCCCAAAAAGCAAAAGAATATCAATTTTATACCAACCTTACATGGACTGATACTTGGTTTACCGCTTATCTACGTCCTTATGATGAATGGAGTATCCGTTCCGTTGACTTTGAATTAAAGACAGTAGATAGCGACCCATATACTATTACAAAAACCAAAACCAACACTACTTATGTCCAAAAGGGCTATCCTACAACCGCTTCCGGTAATAAGAAAAATAAACTATCTGAAGGGCAGGAAGTAGTTGAAGACAAGCATTGGAATATTTATAGAGGTGTTTACCTTCCCGATGTAGATGTATTATTGGAGTGGGGGTTAAAGAAAAATATGATTAGACCGCAAGACCCTAAAGAAATAGGTAATGCGGAATTTTCATATTCCTTCTTCATGCCACAAAACTATCAGCTACGCAATATGGCTATCCCTGAAAAGATAGAAGCAGCAGTGGATGGTATGATTTTAGCCCTTTTAAAAATGCAACAGGTTGTTGCACGAATGAGGCCAACAGGTGCAGCTATTGATGAAAGTGCCTTACAGAATATTGACTATGGATTAGGGGATGCAGGGAATAAAGCTATTGACTACAAAAAGTTATACGACCAAACAGGTGATGTTTATTATAAGGGGTTGGATGCAGAAGGTAATAGAGTCCCTATCCCTATCCAAGAATTACAAAACAGTGGGTTCTTAGCCCAAATGGACGGCTTGATAAGAAACTATCAGTTTAACTATCAAATATTAAAAGATGAATTAGGGGAAGACCCCAACCTTATGTCTTCTGCCCTGCAACCAAGAGTAACGGCAGGAAATGTAGAAGCCTCCCAATTACAGGCAGAATACGCAACAGATTATATAAGAAATGCGTATATAGAATGTATGAAGATTACAGCAAGAAAAGTGTCTTGCTTATTGAAAGATTCTGTTGTGTATGGGGCAAAAGCCTACCGTGATATATTGAAAAAAGAAGACATAGGTAAAAGACAGTTTACTACGGATATAAAAATGTTACCAACGAGAGAAGACGAGTTAAGGTTTGAGGCTATGTTAAATGAGTCAATTAGGGCTAACGGTGAGTTGGTTTTATTTGTTAATCCATTTGAATTGATGCAAATGGCAAAACAGGACACAAAACTTGCTTGGTTATATTTTAATCAAGGTAGAAAAAAGATGCTTTTACACCAACAGCAAATGGCGCAGCAAAACCAAAAACAAACGATTGAAGGACAAATTGCCGCAGCACAAGAAGCAGAAAAAGCAAAAAGAGAAACAGAAGATTTAAAAGGAACAATAGATATAGAAAAAGCTAAAGTAGCAGGGGAAGCCCAAAACAGAACAAGTGTAATTAACATGGTTACTTCATGGCTATCTCCAAAAGCAGATGGTTCAGTAGGTCAAGTTCCTGTGGAATATAAGCCATTGGTGCAATCGGTTATTGAAAATATTATGGTATCTGCAATAGTAGGTACTGATAAGATAAAACAAGAAAAATTAATGCAGCAGATGGCCGAAGCCCAAGCAGCCCAACAGCAGCAAGGTCAGGAAGCTATGCCGCAAGATCCAAATAATATTCAAACACCACCGCTACAAGAAGCGGTTTAAAACAGATATAAAATGGCATTAGGAAAACCACTTGATTTAACCTCTGAATACAAAGCCAATGTGTATAGCATTACGCTTGATATGTCAGGATGGGATAAGACAACCTTTCATGTGCTTGCCCCCGTTGCAGCTCCCATTTTCGTTTATGGCAGCAATGATGCAGGGGCGGGGTTTGGTATTACCGATGGTAATGCTTCGTTAGCAACAAACTTTGCTACGATACAAACAACCCCACTTGCTAACAATACTCCCGCAACGAGTATTAGTACAGCAGGGGCATATAAGGTAGATGTGAACACACAGTTTATACGCTTGCAGGGTGGTGGTGCAGATGTGTATAGGCTATATGCGTTCCATTCTAAGATAAGTTAAAAAACAAATCAATTATATGTCAGAATTAATTAATGAGCAGCAAGAAATGATAACGGAAACAAGTCCGTTAGCTGCCGCAGTATGGGGTGATGATGTGCCACCCGCTACCGCTACGGTAGAAACAGCCGCAGAAGCGGTTGATGCCACTGGTAAAGAAAAAAAAGACGAAGTAGTAGTTGACACCGCAGAACCTTTAAAGCAAAATTTAGGGTATGATGATTGGGAAACAGCTAAAAAAGAAATAGAAGAACTACGTCAGCTAAAAGAAAACCCCCAAACACCCGCAGAAATAAAATTTGCTAACGAAGAAAGTGAAAAACTTTTTAAAGCCCTTCAGGAAGGCAATGAAGATGTAGTGTTTGAAAGTCTTAGCCGGAAAAGAGAATTTGAAAGACTGCAAAAACTTGATATTACCAATACAAGCGATGCAGAACAAATTATAAAGGCTAACCTAAAACTTAAATACAAAGACAATGGGTTAAGCAGTGCTGAAATTGAAGATATTTTTAATGAGCAGTATGCTAAACCCGCTAAACCCCAACAGCAGATAGACCAAACTGATGAAGAATATAATGCAGTGGTTAAAGATTGGGAGTTTAGAAGTGAATCATTAGATAAGAGGATGATAAGGGATGCTAAAATAGCAAAGACCGAAGTTATCCAATTACAAAGTCAAATAGTATATCCAGATATTCCAACAAAAGAGAATCAAGGCAATGCGGGGCTTTCACAAGAAGACTTGGCGGCTTTAGACAAAGCTAAGAACTCTCTTTTAACATCGGCAGAAGCGTTTATGAAATCCTTTAATGGCTTTCAGGCTACGGTAAAAGACAAAGATGTTGAAATACCAGTAAGCTATGATTTGTCGAAGGATGAGAAAACAAATCTTGAAAAAGTTGTGAAAGACTTTGCCGAAAACGGACTTGATGCCAACACTATTTTTGCAAGCAGGTGGTTGACAGACGAAGGTAGTATTAACACAGAAAGAATGATTAGGGATTTAGCCCTATTAATGAACGGAGAAAAGATTTCTCAAAAGTATGTGAATGATGCTGCCAATAAAAGACTTGAACTGTATCTCAAAGACAAAAAGAATATTAATGTCAATGGTACAGTAACAAGCGGTTCGTTTGACCCCAGCAATGCAAAAACAGAAATGCAAGCAGTTCAGGAATGGGTTTGGAATACTTGATGAGTATTTTTTTTAAAATTTAAAACCCTAAGAAAATGGCAGGAATACCTACCTCAAATATCCTTCAACCCGGTGTTATAGCCGTAACGGGTGGTGTGGATAGGGCGTTAATCTCTGACTTACAGTTATTGACCCCACAATACTACAAGAAATATGTAGAAAAATACGGAAGCGAAGTTTACGATTATTTTTTCCAGTGGCTTGCTACTTATGGCGGCATGGAGCAAGTACAAAACCGTAACTTCTTTTGGTTTGAATCTCGTGGTAAAAACCAAATTGCAGTAACCAACCTTGCACAAGTAACTACACCTTCTGCCGGAGCTACTGTAACAGTAACTATCCCCGCAGGTGACCTTTATGACAGTGGTACTCAAAGCCCGCTTCGTGTTGGTGAAACTGTACGGGTAGCATCTTCTAACATTGAAGGTGAAATCCTTACTGTACCAGCAGTAAACCAATGCACTATCCGTCCAAAGCAAATTGGACAAGCATTTGTTTCAGCAGGTTCAACATCATTACTTGCAGGTGAAATCCTGTTGTTTGGTGGTTTGACTGACGTTGGTGAGGCTTCAGGTAGCCGTGAGCCACAAGTACACCTTGACCAAAAGTATGACAACAACATCACTGAAATCAGGGAATCATTTGCTGCAACTGACCTTGCAGGTATGACAGATGTGTACTACAACAGTGGTGTATCAGGAAGCGAGCCACAAGGCGGTGGTCAAGCAGGTACAAGCTATTTCACTTACAAGTCACTTGTAAAATCCAATATTCGTTTTATCAACAGTATTGAAAGCAAGTTGATGCGTGGTGATGTAGTTACCAATACAGGTATGCTTAGTGACACTTCGGCAGGTGCAGAAGGATTTATTCCTAAAATCACTGCTGACGGTGAAACAGTAAACTATACCCCCGGTACTTTGGATATTGCCAAATTGCATGAAATCACCCGTATCATGGACGTAAATGGTTGTGCTAAACAAAACGTTTGGTTGCAAGACATTTTCCAAAGACAAGATTTCAGCGATGGTATCTTCAAAGAATACCCCGCAGGTGCATTTGTATATGGACAAGGCGAAAAATCAGAAGAAGCAAGCGTAGCCTACGGCTTCCAATCTATCCTGATTGACGGCTATCTGTTACAAGTGAAGAAGTACAGCCCTTGGAATACCGAAGTACAAACAGGTAAAACCCCTGTTACAGACTACTTCCGTAACTATGGTGTTATCAGCCCAATGGGAACTGTTCGTGATGCTAAAACATCACAAGCCATGAAGAACATCACTGTCATGGTACAGAACCCGCCTAAAGGTGGTACAGTAGGTAACGGTATCCGTGTATGGCAGTGGGGTGGTGGTTCTATGAACCCTTCTGACGGTACAATGCGTGACCATGTAGAAATGATAACTTATCGTTCGACTCGTATTTGCAGTCCAAATCAATTTGTTATCGTATCTGCTTAATTTTCATTAACTTAGCGTGGGTATCCAGTCCCACGCTAATTATAAAAACATGGGTGTAATTTATAAAATAACAAGTCCTACTGGCCGAATTTATGTTGGTAAAACTAAACGTCCTAAAACTCGTGTTTGGGAATACAGGTGGCGTAGTAAAAAAAGAAAGTCTATTGTCCACGATAGTATTAAAGGATACGGGTGGGAGGCGCATAAGTTTGAAATCATAGAAGAAACTACTGACGATTTATTAAATGAACGAGAGATTTTTTGGATAAAAGAATTAAACAGCTTTTATCTGGATAATCAAATGGGAATGAATATGACTCGTGGGGGTGATGGCGGTGGACAAAGTTGGATGCACGATGTTGAAAGAAGGAAAAAGCAAAGCGAAAGAATTAAGGGGGAAGGAGGTAATTTTTATGGAAGACATCATACAGAAGAAAACAAGAAATTGTTATCAGAGCTTGCTCGGAAAAGGAATTTAGAAACAGGAAGAAGAGTACCAGAGTGGGGCGCAGAAAAAGGTAGGCTTAAATTAATTAAACCTGTTTTATTGTATGATAAAAATGGTTCTTTTGTTAAAGAGTTTTCATCATATACAGAAGCCGGAAGTTACATAGGGGCTACAACAAGCCAAGTTTGGGAATCGGTTTCTGGTAGAAAAACACAAGTTAAGGGATGGCATTGTAGAAGTAAAACAGAAAACTATCCTTTAACGATTGATGTTTCAAATACTAAAGAAAAAACCGTAAAAAGACCAGTTTTGACTTTAAATTCTGATTATGAAATCATTTGTGAACATCCTTCGGCAGCAGAAGCATCTGAATTTTGGGGGATACCCAAGACTACAATTAATAGGGCAGCTATGTATAATTGGCTTGTCCCTATCAGGAGTGGTCATGTTTTTATTTACACAGATTTGTATAACAAAATATCAACCGTAGAAGCGGTTGATGAAGCTCTTTAGTCCGTATCCTAAAAACCAATAGTCCCCGGTGAAATATCCGGGGCTATTTAAAAAAAACACCTCCAATATGGAGGGGCTTAAAATAGCCTTAAACAGTATTAAAAAAATAAATAAAAAAATAATCATGGCAGATTTAAAAACAGTACAAGCCTCTATGAACGGGGATAAAGTACTACCTAAAAAAGAAGATTTTTTCGGGGCAAGCGATGTATTAGAACCAACAGTAGCGGCAAAACAAGAATATGTTATCTTCCGATTGGTTAAAAAGAAAAAAGGAAGAACACACGTTGATGGGGTTTGTGATAATGTAATGAACCCGGTTAAGAAAAGAAGGGAACGTATTTATTTTTTACAAGGGGCTGACAGTATATGGCAGAGTGATTTAATAGAGCTTTTAAAAGATAAGGAATACGTTAGAAGCAATAGGCGTAGTTTGCTTTTTGAAAATGGGGTGTGTAGAATACCTGTATGGGATGAAAGGGCATTGGAATATGCAAGGGCTAATTTAAAGAACGTAGGTAGCCTAAGAAGCGGGAATGGTAAGTTTGATTACTATGAGTATGATGCCAATGCAGAACAGGTAGAAAGGCATAAAAAGCAGGTGTTGAAAATTGATATGGTAATTAAAGCAAAAGAAATGCCTGTTGAAAAAATGAAGAAATTAGCGAGTTTCTTGGGTATTTCATTTATAGATGAGTTAGGTATGCCTAAAGGAGATGAAGGGGTAAGGACAGAATTGATGATAAAGGCAGATAATAACCCTGAATTGTTTTCAAAGTATATTGACTCACAAGAAGTTGATATTCAGTATATGGTTAAGAAAGCAATCATTGATGCGAAGATTGATTTAACAGGACAGTCAGGGAACGCATTGTGGGCTAACGGGAAAGGGTTTATCTGTAAAATACCCGCAGGAAGAAAATCGTATGAATATCTTACTGAATTGGCTATGACCAATAGCGATGAAGGAAGAAACTTTAAAGAACAATTACAAACTTTTGGGTAATGAATAGTTTTCAAGCGTATTCTATAATGCAATATATTGTGGGTAAAAATTCCGGGCAGGGGTATTTCTCTCCCGAAGATTTTTATCAAGTTATTAACACAGCGCAAAATGAGTACCTTGATTATTTATTAGGTTCATACCAACAATATCAGGCGGGGCGACCAATATCGGTTGTTGAAATAGGACAAAAAGAAAAAATCCGAAATTCGATTGCCCCGCTTATTTATAACATTACCTTAACACCCAATACAACTACGGGCATAGCAGCCTTCCCTTCTGATTATGAAATGGTAGATGCTATGTGGGGAGTGTATGGGTTTTATAATATCCGGTTTGTCAACCAACCAAGATTAGCAAGTTTTACAGGTTCTAAGATTGACTTAATTCAGGACAACCCTGTATATCTTTTAAAGCATGAGGGTTTCCAATTCTATCCTACCAATATAGGGTTAGCAAGAATGAGTTATGTAAGAAACCCACCAAGTATTGTTTTTGGTTATGTACTTGACAGTAATGGGTTGCCCGTATATAACCCAACTACAAGCCAAGAACCTATATGGGGGACAACTGATATGATGAATATTATTGCAAGAGCATTAAGAATGATTGGTGTAAATTTGGATGCTGGTTCTGTTGCTCAATACGCTAACGAAATTAAACTTCAAGGACAATGAGTTTAACAAGAGGTCAATATATTGAACAAATAAGAAGGCAGATATATGGTGGTTTCCCACCCGAAGATGCTGAAATAACAGTTAGCTTAGTTAATCTTTGGTTAGACCAAGCGATAGCGTATGCAGCCCAACAAAATTATAGGGATAATCTGAAATTAGATGGAGTTGCTTATATTAATAATGGGTTTTATACAAAATTCAAAGACTTATCTGTATCAAAGGATGAAGATTCTGTATGGAAGATTGATTTACCACAAGTACCTGCGGGGATAGGAACAAGTGAAGGGGTATCTACCCTTACATTTAAAGATGCTGATTTAAACCAAGTATCATTTCCGGTAGTATGGCTTTCTACAAACCAACTTGGTTTTCATAGGGGAATGAGAGCTATCCCTAATAAAGTATTAGCCTATCAGCAAGGGGGTAGTGTGTATGTGATGACCCCTATTGTTCTTAGTCAATATACAGCCCATGTAACAATGATAAGCGGGGGTAATAGCAGCAACTTGGATAGTGTGTTAAATGTTCCGGCAGATTATTTACCATTGGTAACAAGATATTTGAAAGAAGAATTAATGTTTGAAAGGTCAGTACCCGTAGATGAGAAAAGTGACGGAATTGACTCGATTAAAAATGTATAAGTATGATACAGCCTATACGGTGTAATGTTTTAGTGAAATGTTTTCAAGGTAACGAAGTATCTGAAAATGGTATCTTAGTGCCGGAAGCGTATCGTGGCGATTCCAACAAAGTAAAAATTGTAGCAGTAGGAACGGGAACACCCAAAAAGCCTATGCACTTAAAGGTAGGAAGCATTGCCCACAGGGTAAAAGATTGGGGAGTAGAAGTGATAGATACCAATGGTGAAAAATATTATTTAATGGATGCGTCAGCAATAATAGCTTTAGAATGAGTCAACACTTATCTTATGTTACGTTAGAAAGTATCGTTCAGGATTACCTAACCGAAGGTGAACTGCCGAACCATAAATATTTTAAGGTTTGGCATTTGGCTTATAGAGGAATGGAACAACTTGGGTTGGATGCTTTCTATAAAATACAAACAGTAAAATTACCCGTAAACAGCAATTATACTGCGGTATTACCTGCTGATTATGTTAATTGGACAAAGGTTGGGGTACTTAATGATAATGGAGAGATAATACCTCTTTACCAAAATGATAAGATGACAACATTTGCAGACCTTTCTTCCACAAGATTAGAGCAAACACAAGATAATACCTTATGGGATTGGGACGTAAATAATTGGAATAACTATTGGAACGGCCAAGCGTTTATTAATATATATGGTACACCAAGCGGTGCGCCTTTTGTTGGCTCTTTTAAAATAGATAATGAGAACGGGGTAATGCTTTTGGATGAAAAATTTAAGTATGAATATGTGATGCTTGAATATGTGGCAAGCCCCCAACAAGGGCAAGAGTACTATGTACCAGTACAGTTCAGGGAAGCATTAATAGCATGGCTTTGGTGGAAAGATAAAAGGGCTGCTAATACTAATAGGGGTCAAGTTGGGTTATCGAGGGATGCTAAAAACGACTTCTTTAATGAAAGAAGAAATGCTATTGCAAGATGGAAACCAACAAGACAATTAGAAAGATACCAAGCAAGTCAGGAAATGACAAGAATGGCTGTTAAAAGTTAATACATGAGTTTGCCTATATTTCTTCCTTACGGGGTAGTATCAATTTACGGAGTAGGATCTATTTCGGGGATTAATAATATAGTACAGCCTATTGGTTACTTATGGGGAAATATTGACCAAGTTTCACAGTATGGCATTACATGGGCAACAGCCGGAACATCTGTATTGTTCCCTGACAGCGAAGTAATATGCAGACTTGCCTATCAAACAGACAACACAAGTTATACATTAATACAGGAAACTAATTTAATTTGTAGGGAGGACGTTGCACCATGATAAGCGTAAAAAGATTAAGCGGAATATTAAACAAGGATGATAAGGAAGCAGACGTTATCCCTTTTCAGCACATAAGCGGGAGAAATATTCGTTTTACAGGGGGTGGTAATGGGTTGACGGCAGAAGATATAAAAGGAACAGTTATTATCCCCAATACAGACTTACCTAATGGCACAAATGAAAACAACGGTACTTTCTTCGATTCTGTAAAGCAGCGTATATTGTGGTTTAATTGGAATCAGTATGGCAATCATGGATTATATTCTTATTCTATACAAACCGGAACGGTAACAAAAATATTCAGGTGTGGGGTAGATAGTGCAACAGATATATTAGGATTGTCACTTGACTACCCCGTACATTCGGCAACAATAGTTTACAGGACAACAGGGGATGGAGATTTATTTTATTGGACAAATGGGTATGGCAGACCTATGTATCTGAACTTAGATACAGTAAGCACTTTGTCACCCTTTACAGCAGATATGCTTAATGCTGCGAAAAATGCGCCACTAACGCCACCTGTATTAGATTATGAAAACGATTTAGCAGTAGGAGTAAACAACCTAAGAAAAAAACTATTCAGGGCTTGTTACAGATGGGTGTATAAAAATGGAGAAAAATCTACTTTCTCCCCTATATCAAAAGTGCCATTACCAACTAATGGTTATGACCCAGATACTTCAAATGATCCTACATTAAATAATAACATTACTATTACTGTAAAAGGAGGTGGAGATGACTATGATGCTATTGAAGTGTGCGGTCAATTTAATATAAATGATACATGGGGTGATTTTTTCTTAATAGACAAATTACAAAGAGATCAATACGGTATTTTGCCTGATGCCTCATATATCTATTATTTCTATAACAACGGTATTTATTCTACCATAAACCCTGAAGAAACAGATTTATATTTTAGTTGGCTTCCTGATAAAGCCAACACACTTGAAGTCTTAAACGGTAATGTATTAATATATGGGGGTATAACAGACGGATATAATAAATTAACAAGGGAAGAAGTTGATGTTACCGTTACATCTGCTTTAAGTAATCCCAATATACCAACAATTTCTTTTGGGTATTCAGGATTACATGAAATAACTATCTTAATAGGTAGCATAATGCAGGTGGGGGCTTCTTATAGCGTATATTTCACTTATAGTTCAGGTGCAGGTGGCGATGCGTCCCCAAAAAATGTTAACTATGTTACTATTGGTGGTGATACTCAAACAACAGTAGCTAATGCACTAATAGCATTATTAAACGGGAATAATATATCAGCTACAAACTTAGGTAGTGGTGTAATACGAGTTATTACTTCAACGGGTTCTGGAACTATCACTAACGTTGCTGTTAATGTTTCTGTTTCAGGTTCAGAGGTAGCAGCAGCTTCATGGAAATGGAGTTGTCCCGGAAGGTTGGGGTTGGTATATTTTGATGACAGGGGTAAGACAAATGGGGTTATATCCTTTGTGTCCGATGATGCTTTAGATACAACCGACTTTGCGTTTACCACACCCGACTTTAATACTAATACAAATATCCCGCAAGTACCACTTGTGGCAGCAAGTATAAATCATACACCCCCCGCATGGGCTACTTCTTATCAATGGGTAAGAGCCGATTTATTGCCAGCTAACTTTTTGTATTGGGTAACTAATGACTATAAATCTGATTCAGATTTTTTATATTTCTGTATAGAAAACTTAGTATATCAACAAACGCAAAATACAGGGTTTGTGCCTTCTTATGAATTTACAGAAGGTGATAGGATAAGAGTAATAGCTTATTATTCTGGGGGTAATTTCATTGTTTATAATGAACAGCTTGATATGGAAATATTAGGTACAGTTCAAAAAACAATGACATCACCTGTTGAGAATGGGCTATTTTTAAAAGTAGCCAAACCCACAACACTACCAAGTTCTCCGTACACATTAAAAATGTTAGTGGAGATATACACCCCAAAACAAAGAAATAGTGAGGCTACTCAATTATATTATGAGTGGGGTGAAAAATACGACATATATGAATTAGGGGAAAGCAAAATACTTACCTATACTTTATTGAGTGGTATTTTCCAAATAGGGGAAACTATAACGCAAAGTTTTGGTGGTGGGGGTATAGGTACAATAACTGCTGTATCATCTACACATATAACAGTTACGGTAACAAGTGGAACATTTGGAGGTGGATATACAATAACAGGAGGCACAAGCGGGGCAATAGGTGTTATAACTAATGTAGCTAATGGATCTTCTTTTAGGTATCATAGAGGACAAGTTGATGACCAGACCGCTTCACAGCCAGCTACCTTCCAATGGTTTGACGGGGATGTTTATTATAGAACAAGGCAATGGTATGAAAATGATGGTGGAACTTCTTTGTTAGAAGAATATTTTATGGATGCTAATTATAGCGACTACTTTGAAAGTGCTGTAAATAGCAATGGAAGGGGTTGGATTATAGACGAAAATGCCAAAGAAGAATATAATCAAGTGTTGGTAAGGTGGGGTGGTAAGTATCAATCCGGGACAAATATTAACCAATTAAATATATTTAGACCTTCTGACTTTGATGAAGTAGATAGGTCAAAAGGTGATATACGAAGGTTTAAGGTAAGGGATAGGATATTGAGAGTATTTCAGGATAGGGGCGTAGGGCAATACGGTATCTATTCCAGATTTATACAAAACAATGAGGGTGTAAGCGATTTGGTTACAACTAATGAAATTATTACCACTAACAATATTCAGTATTATCAGGGCGTGTTTGGATTAGGGGGCTATCCCACAAATCTATGTAGTAGCCCTATATCTGACTATTTTACTGATATAACAACCGGAAGGGGGGTGAGGTTATCAGGGGATGGGCTTACAGATTTAGGTGTCCTCTATAAAGGACAGTACTACTTCCCGCAGTTAGTAACCCCGTATAATAAAACCCTGCTTCGTTCCAATGGGGCAAAGGCAAAAGTGATGGCTTTCTTTGATAGCTTTGACGGGGATTTCCATACCATATTACAGGCAGGAACAGCTAATGGAACAACCACTTCTAACCAACACTTCTCATTCAACGAAGCCCGTAATGGGTATGTATGCGATTATTATGACTACCACCCCGATTGGGCTATATCTGCTAACGATGTGATTTTCAGTTGGAAAGACGGGTTTATGTATAAGCACACTAACGAAAGCCAATATACCTACTTTTATGGGGTTCAGTATAATGCAGAAATTACATTGGTGTTTAATGACAATGTAAACATGAAAAAATCATGGAACTCAATAGCCGAAGTAGCCAATACTACATGGGCTTGCCCCCTGATTTATACCAACGTAAACACTTATTTAACCCAACGGCAAGAAACAAACTTAGTAGATGCTGACTTCCAAATACAGGAAGGGATGCCTACTTCAGCTATAAAAAGAGATGTTCATTCGGTGGGTGGGAAGGTGTCGGGGTCATTCATAAAAGGTAATTGGATGGTCGTTAAGTTGCAGAAATTAAATGCGTCAAATTTTGTAACTTTGACAGAAGTAATTGTCCGTTATACAGATAGCCCATTAAACATACGTTAATGTTACCAATGCTTAGTAATAGAACTTCTTTATTGTCCGGTGGTGGGGAAGACCCCAAAAAGAAGTCATTAAGCTATGAGCAAATTAACCTATGGAGTGATTTTGTGGAAAGCAACCCCGAAACAAAGGACTTAAATGCTTTATACAGGGGGTTTGTAAAAAAATATCCCAAAGCAGGTATTGATGAAAATACTTTAAAGAATGAGTTAGCCTTGTTGATGCAGAACACGCAACAGGCAGCTAAGAAAGAGGGTACACCCCTTTATACAACAGTTAATACGGGGTTTGCTTTTCCAAGAGTAATGTTTAATGGTAAGGATATGGGAAGGGTAAATGCAATGATGCAAACAAGGTCATTGATACCTACTCCCAAGAACACTTACCCCAAAAGTTTAATAAGTAAAAAGATACCAAGCGGGGTTACTGATTATTGGTTTGATGAAGAAAAAGGATTGGTAGGGTATGAAGACCCGTATGAAGGGGTGATTAAGTATGCTGAAAAATCAGCTATTAATTCCCCTGCACTAAGAAAACAATCAGCTATAATAGCTGTAAAATAAAAATATAAATTTTAACCTATGGGATTTGACCCGGTTTCATTAGTAGCAGGTGGTGTTCAGGGTCTATTTGGTTTAGGTCAAAGTATCTTTTCAGGTCGTAAAAAAGCCGAAAAGCAACTTAACAGACAAATAGATGCCATGCCCAAAGACGTAGCCAACAGGGGTATAATGGACTACTACAACACAGCGTTATCAAGATACGGGGTATCCCCAACCGATAGTGCCTTATATAAAAGAAGTATGGGGGACATTAGGGCAGGTCAAGCATCTGCCATTGCAGGGCTTCAGGACAGACGTTCAGGGCTTGCAGGGGCTTCAAGTATATTGAGGGCAGGGAACAGGGCGGCTTTGGATGCCAATGTAGCAGCAGAACAAGAAAGAAACAGAAGGTTTGCTGAATTAGGTGGAGCTACCGGAATGAAAGCTAATGAAGAACAGCGTATATTCCAACAAAATCAAATGATGCCGTGGGAGTTAAAGACTAACTTAGCAGGACAAAAATTGCAAGGGGCTAATCAAAGAGCAAATGCAGGGGCGCAAAATTTGTTTAATGCTTTAGGTACGCTTGCATCATCTTATACGGCTGGTGAAAATCGTGGAAGTGATATAACACCCGGAATAAGTGGGGGTGCTACGGGGGATATGCAAAGAACATTGGGTGGGGTATCATCAGGGTTGGGATTAGGCGGCAGGGCTATTACAGCCCCAAACTTACGTCAAGCTCGCAGTACCTTTACTCCATTTAACCCAATTAGACCTTCATATAATCAATCATTTTATTACGGAGGATAATTTCTATTAAACCAATGGCAGTACAATTACCACAAGGGCTTTATTCTCACTATACAAATGTATTCGATACTACCCCTCTTATGCAAGCTAACCTGCAAAGGAAGCAGCAGTTGGAAGCTAAGAAGCAAGCCAAAGAGGAAGCCCTTAACCAATACTTTAACGAACTCCCTAATAAATTAAATACAGCAGGGGTAAGACAGCAAGATTTATACGACCCTAAATACGGTGGAATAACAAAAGAAATAGAAGATTGGAGTACACAATGGAAATTAAATGCCGATGCTATAAAAAGAGGTGGTGCAGCTCAACAAGAACACATGGCAAGGTACAATAACATTTTAAGAAAAATAGACCAATCAAAACAAAGGGCTAAGTTTGAATTAGAATTAGGGAAAGCTAAGTTTGAAGGGAAGTATGACCCAGATGATGATGACCTTAATGTATTACAGACTGTAAGCAGGTCAATATACGACCCAACATCATATAAGCAAGATGGAGTAAGTGAATATGGGTTTCAGGATTTATCACCTGCAATACCTGAATTTGATGCAAAAAAACAGGCTGAATTTTATAAATCAGCTATGGGAAACTTATCCGCAGGGAAGGTTTATGATTATGGTAAAAAATATACTTCTCCAACTTCCGGTCAGGTTATAGTCCCTTTTCAAAAAACATATAACCCCCAACAAGTAAAAGCAATAGCAGATGAAGCAGGGGCGTTAGCTATGACAGATAAATCAGTATTGAAGCACTATGGTAAAATATTAAACGACCCTAAATCAGATAAATGGGTTGAATTAAATAAAGCATACCAATCGGTATATGGGGATAAGGCTATCGTAAGCAACCCCGTACAGGCAGCACAAGCAGACGCTATTTTAAGAGCATCTGTTCCATTAGAAGTAGGGGAAGAACAGGAAATAAACTATGCACAAAGACAGCAAGATAAAAGAATTAATATTAACTTAAATAGAGGTAAGGGTGCAGGGAATGAAGATATTAGTGATTATGACTTGTTGTCAAGGTATGATAATAAAGTGAAAGGGGTTTCGTTATTAGGGTTAGGTAATGTAAAGTTCATTGAGTTAAAAGATATTGGGGCGCAAGATTTAAAATTAATATCTGCCGATGGTGCTGTATCCCCGTATAAGTTTGGTGAATATAGAGGGTTTTTAGTAAGGGATGATGGGGATTGGGAAGGCAGTGGCGGTAAAGTGGTTAGCAGGTCTAATGTAGCAAGGGCAAATCTTGATAGGACAACTGTTTCAGAAGCAAACAGATTGAAAAAAATCCTCCCCCCTAAAGGTCAACCAAAACCTACAACTCCAAGTAAGTTAATATTCCCTAACGGAAAAACTAATTTTTAATGCCAGAGAATCCTATATATGACTTTATGAAAGCTAATCGTCTTACCACTAAAGACGAAGCTACATTTTTGAAAGAATATTCTGATTCAGCAAAAGCAAAAGAGTTGTATTCGTTTTTTCAAGCCAATAAACTTACCGATAAAAACTTCGATACATTCTATGGCACTTACTTAAAAAAAAAAGTATCTATCGCAGATGTTGGGATGGCTGCAAGAGGTGGTGGGGAAGTTGGTGTTTCCAAAGCCCCG